TGTGGGCGGTCGCCAACAAAAAGAAATACGAACAGCCTATCGCATAGGCAGTAGGAACAGCCATTACGGGCTATTGACAGGAGGGAAACTTCCGTGTCGATAGCCCGTTTTTCTTTTCGGTTTGATCGCCGCAAGGCGTTTGAATGGTCAGAGAAGACCTTAATCGCAAGAGTCAGAGAAGACTTTAATCGCAAAATGAGGGCAGAGAAGCCGACGAAAAACGCAAGGAGGAACACACTATGGCAAAGATTGACACCAGCAAGATCGAGGGCTATGCGAACATGACCCCCGAACAGAAGATCGCCGCTCTGGAAGGGTTCGATCATCCCGACCCCGACTACACGGGGTATGTGAAGAAGGACACCTTCGACGCTACTGCTTCGGAGCTTGCCGCCTTGAAGAAGAAGAACAAGGAACAGCTTTCCGAGGAAGAGCGTAAAGCCCAGGAAGCCGCTGAGAAGCTGGCGAGTATGGAAAAGGAGCTGGCTGGTCTTCGTAAGGACAAGACCGTTTCCGAGTTCAAGGCGAAGTTTATCGCTCAGGGCTACGCCGAAGACCTTGCTTCTGCGACCGCACAGGCAATGGCTGACGGCGACACCGCGACAGTCTTTGCCAATCAGCAGAAGTTCCTTGATGAATACGCGAAGAAGATCAAGGCCGACGCTCTGAAAGGCACTCCCAAGCCCCCTGCCGGTAGCGGCACTCAGGGTGTGGACTACGCCAAGCAGATCGAGACGGCACAGGCCAACGGCGACATGGCTTCCGTGGCCTACTACACTCGCTTGCAAGCCCAGGAGGAAGCTGCGGCGGCAAGCAAATAATTCAGTAAAGGAGAATGAAAAATGTCTGATGTTCTGGCTACCAGCTTCGGAGTGCTGAACTACTCCGGTATGCTCTTCAACAAGGGCAACACTCGTACTCCGCTGTCCGCGATCATCGGCAGCAGAGCCAAGCAGACGAACCACGTCGAGTTCGTCACCGGTCAGGAGTACACCACGGGCGGCGGCTCTCAGCCCAACATTTCTGAAACCGCGTCCCTGACTGCTCCCTACGCTTCTGTTGTGACCCGCGAACAGAAGACCAACGTGACTCAGATTTTCCAGGAAGCTGTCGGCGTGTCCTACGCCAAGCAGAGCAACATGGGGACTCTGAGCGGTCTGAACGTCGCCGGTCAGCAAGCCAACCCCATCCGTGAGCTGGACTTCCAGGTTGCGGCGAAGATGGTGAAGGTCAACCGCGACATCGAGTTCACCTTCATCCAGGGTCAGTACAACAAGGCGAGCGCCGATAACGAGGTCAACAAGACCCGTGGTCTGGTGGCGGCTATCACCAGCAACGTCCTGGCTATGAACGGCAAGCCCCTGGGTCTGTGGGACGTGGCTGATCTGATGAAGACCGTCTACGAAGCCAACGCTCCCACCGAAGGTCTGGTGCTGTGGTGCGACGCTGTGACCATGTTCCAGATCAATGCCGACGCGGTGCAGAATGGCCTGACCGTCATTCCCGCCGCCCGTGACATTAACGGTATCAAGCTCTCCAAGGTCGTCACCCCGCTCGGCGAGGTCTATCTGTACCTGGGTGAGTTCCTTCCCGCTGGCACGGCGCTTCTGCTCGATCTGCCTGTGATCGCTCCCGTCTTCCAGCCGGTTCCCGGCAAGGGCAACTTCTTCCTGGAAGAGCTGGCGAAGGTCGGCGCTGGCGAGAAGTATCAGCTCTTCGGTCAGATCGGTCTTGACCACGGCCCTGAGTGGTATCACGGCAAGATCACCGGCCTGTCCACTCAGTTCGAGGCTCCCAAGTACAGCAAGAAGGTCTACGTCGCTGGCGGCGCTGTCGCTACCGTCGAGACGACTTCCGTGCTGACCGAAGCCAAGCTGAACAAGAACACCGTGGCGGCTGACGACACCGCTCAGGTGGCTTGCAACACCCTGGTCTATGACCCGGCTGCTCCCGCTTCTGCGGCTACTCTGGCCTATCTGTGGCAGGTTCGCGCCAAGACCGGCACGACCTGGACTGACCTGACCAGCTCTTACACCGGCTACAACACCGCGACCCTGACTGTCAAGGCGGCTGACGCTGAGAAGCACTACCGCTGCAAGGTCACGGCGACCGGCACCGCGCTCGGCACCGTCTACTCCGACGAGTGCGACGTGGAAGCTGCCGCCAACGGCTAATTGAGAGGGGGTGGAAAGCGTGACTGACGCTGAGAAGCGGGAAATGCTTACGGCAATGACCGGCGAGACTACGGAAGCTGTGCTTTCCACCTATCTCAAACTCGCCGGGGACAAAATTTGCCGCAAGGCTTATCCCTATGACCCGACCGTGACTACGGTTCCCGAACAGTACGAAAGTCTGCAAGTCGAGATCGCCGCGTATCTGCTGAACAAGCGGGGCGCGGAGGGTGAGAAGACGCACAGCGAGAACGGTATCTCCCGGACATACGAGAACGGCGACGTGCCGAACTCGCTGATGCGGCAGATTACTCCTTTCGCCGGTTTGCTCGACGACATTCCTGATGGTTCGTTCATCTTTGTGGGGTCGTGATTATGAAGATCATGGAACGCAACAAATCGACGTTCTTCTATATGCTCTACCTCGGCAAAGAAAACGTTACCGATACGGAGGGATATGAAACCGGCGAGAAGCTGGTGCGGTATTCCGAAGCCGTGGAAATGAGGGCGAATGTTTCTCCCGCCACGGGTCAGTCCAGCGTGGAACAGTTCGGAAATCTCGAAAGCTACGACAAGGTGATCGTCACCGACGACCTCTCCTGTCCTATCGACGAGAACTCCGTCCTGTTCATCGACAAGGAACCGGCCTATGACGACGATGGGAACCCACTCTACGACTACACGGTGAAGCGTGTCGCTAAGTCTCTGAACTCGATCTCGATTGCCGTGAGCAAGGTGAAGGTATCGTGAAGCGCAAGTTTGTGGTCAACATCTTTACCGGCGAGGGGTTGGACGACCTCGTGAAAGCGTCCGAGGAATACCAGTCCAAGCTCAAAGAGAAATCGAAAGAGCTGTTGGCTCGGCTGGCTGACGAGGGCTACCAGATTGCGTCGGCGGGGTTTGCGGGTGCTGCCTACGACGGCACGAATGACTCTGCCGTGACGGTGGAAGACCGTGGGACTCACATCAAGGCTATTGTTGCGGTCGGCTCTGCCGTTCTCTTCATTGAGTTCGGCACGGGCGTGACCTACCCCGACGACCATCCCGAAGCCGGGGCGCACGGCATGGTACGCGGCGGCTACGGTAAGGGCAAGGGAAAACAGTCTTCGTGGGGTTACTACGGCGACCCTGGCACGAATGGCGAGGTCAAGTTCAACAAGAGCGGTCAGGCTGTTGTAATTACGCATGGCAATCCCGCCAACAAGCCGATGTACGAAGCGACAAAACAACTCAGAGAGAGATTACCTGAACTGGTACGGGAGGTGTTCGGTAGTGATTGACATTGAAGCGAAAGTTTATACGCCTGTTGCTACCGCGCTTCGCACCGCTCACCCCGGCGTGTCCGTCAGCGGTGAGTACGTCAAGGCTCCCTCTGAGTTTCCTTTTGTCAGCGTCGTCGAAGAGGACAACTATACAACCCTCGCGCACAGGGATGGCTCGGACTCTGAGAGGTTCGCCACTCTGATGTACGAGGTCAACGTCTACTCCAACAAGGGCGCGAAGAAAAAGAGCGAGTGCAAGGCGATCATGGCGACCATCGACGAGCTAATGTACGCCATGAACTTCACCCGGCTCTCCCTCGCCCCTATCCCCAACATGGAAAACGCAAGCATATACCGTATGACCGCTCGGTACAGAGCGGAAACAGACGGCACGACTATTTACAGGAGGTAAAGAGAAATGGCAATTTCCACCTACAAGGTTTATCTCATGCACAAGGGCAGCTCCGACAATGCCTACTCCAAGCTGATCGACATTAAGGAGTTCCCCGACATTGGCGGCGACCCTGAGCTGCTGGAAACCACCACCCTGTCTGACGCTATGCAGACCTTCATCCTGGGTATTCAGAGCAACGAGGGTCTGAACTTCACCGCCAACTACACCAAGGCCGATTACTCCGCGCTGGCGGCTCTCGCCGGTAAGGAAGAGCATTACGCGATCTGGTTCGGCGCGACCGAGAGCGGCGGTACGGTCACTCCCGATGGCTCCAACGGCAAGTTCATCTTTGACGGTGAGCTGGCTGTTCACGTCAGCGGCGGCGGTGTGAACGAGGTCGTGGACATGGCGATCACCATTGCCCCGACCACCGTGATCTCCTTCGAGTAAGGGAGGGCTGAACGATGGCGAAGCAGCTTACTTTCAGCTACAACGGCAAGGACTACACCTTGGAGTTCACCAGGGCGACCATCCGTCAGATGGAAGCGGACGGCTTCATTGCCAGCGACATTGACGCGAAGCCCATGACCATCCTCCCTGATCTGTTCCGGGGTGCGTTCCTCGCCCATCACCGCTTCGAGAAGCGTCCTGTGATCGACGACATTTACGCTCACATGACCAACAAGCCCGTGCTGATCGAGCGGCTGGCAGAAATGTATAACGAACCGATCAGCTCTCTGCTCGACGACCCCACCGAGGGAAACGTCGAGTGGACTCCGAACTGGTAACTGGTTCTGAGTCCCAGGGGAGGAATGGTGCAGATCATTCCTCCCTTCCTACAAGTTACACCGAATACTTCAACCAGCTCTGTCCCTTCTACATCAACGCGGGAATGACTTACGACCAGTTCTGGAACGAAGACTCCACGATGGTCAAGGCATACCGCAAGGCGCATGACATGATGCTGGAAGAAGAGAACTTCAAGCTGTGGCTCCAAGGCCGATACTTCTATGACGCGCTCTGCTGTGTGGCTCCGATCTTCCGGGCGTTCAGCAAGGCAAAGAAGCCGCTCGACTATCACGACCAGCCTTTCACGCTGAAAACGGAGTATTCCGAAGTGCGGAAGAAGCAAGCGGAAGCGGAGAGCGACCGCAAGGCCAAGGCCATGCTGGAAGCCTTTGCGACGAAGTTCAACAAAGAGTTTTTGGAAAAGAAAGGAGGGGTAAGTCATGGCTGATAATGTGCAGCTTCAAGGCATCGAGTTTCAGATCGTCGGCGAGAGCGGCAAGGCGTCGAGCGGCGTCAAGACTCTTTGCTCGAACCTGAACAAGCTCAAGAACATTGTCAGCGGCGGTCTTGGTCTGAAAAACGTCGTGCAGGAGATCAAGGATTTCAACGAAGCCCTGGGCGATAACCAGAACTGGGGCTTGCTCAATATGGCTTCGGCTGTGGGTGAGATTGCCAAGTCCGGGCGAAAGCTCATGACCGTTCGAGGTCATTTGCAGGGCATTTCTGATATCGACTTCTCCAATTTGACCGGCGCGGCTCAGGCAATCGGCGCAATCGCCGATACTGCCGGTTGGCAGCGCGGCACTCGCGGGGCTGACAACGCTTCGGCTGATCTCCCGACCGGCGAACCTGAGACTGAACACGTCGAGGGTACTACTCAGGCCGTAAAGAAAACGAGCGAAGCAATGAAGGAGGGCGCGGAGGACGGGAAGAAGTATTTTTCCGTGATTTCCAAGGTCGCCGGTATTTTGAAATCCGGGTTTTCCTCTATGGGAAAGCTGGGCTTCGGAACGCTGTTCTCTCCGTTCAA